TGAAAATGACTACGACTACGACGAAGACGAAGAAGACGACGACTGAAAAACCAATCGAAACTCTTCCCACAAATCCTTTTGTTTTTGAAATTTTAGAACTTGCTTCTAAACAAAGAAGCAATGCTAAGAAAGTTGAAGTTCTAAAAACTTATGAGCATGATTCTCTGAAGACCATTTTTATTTGGAACTTTGATGACACCGTTATCAGTCTTCTTCCTGAAGGAGATGTTCCTTATGCAAGTGCTGATGAGCAATCTGTTTACTCTGGAACTTTATCAGAGAATCTAGCAAAAGAGGCTGCTGGCGGAGAGTCAGCAACTGGACAAGATTTGAATGGTAGAGGTCGTACTTCTCTTCGTAGGGAGTATCAAAATCTTTATCATTATGTAAAAGGTGGTAACAATGGTCTCTCTACTATTCGTAGGGAGATGATGTTTATTAATCTACTTCAAGGTCTTCATCCAAAAGAAGCGGAAGTATTAATTCTTACAAAGGATAAAATTTTGACTAATAAATATAAAATAAGTTTTGAAAATGTCAAAGAGGCGTACCCCGATATTCAATGGGGAGGTCGTTCATGACGGTTGCTGTAAATACGGAGACGAGTATGGCAGAGTACGAAAGAGAAGAAAAAAATATTCTGCCCAGTAGTTATGGATGTGATATCTTACTTCAAGGTACTACATTAGATAAAGTAAAAGATCCTTCTTTTCCAAATGATGCTTACCTAATTTGGTATAACAGTAATGGGGAAAATAAATTAGATTTGGTAAGAGGATCTAGAGTTCATATTTTTGATATGTACTACGATAAATATGGACCAGGTGTAATTCAAAAAATTGATTTTGGATATGGTAGAACTAATCCAAAACTTTGGGGATACAAACAACCGGAGAAAAAGAAAAAGAGATGAGTGAAGGTTTTAAGGGTTTTGCTGGACCCGCTGATGATAAAAAGTTTAGACTTTATATTAAAAATAAAGAAGTCGATAAATTAATTAAGGAATATAAAAAACTTAAAAAATATCAAAAATCATCTATTTTTGAAATAGAAAAACTTTCTGGTCAAGAAACAAAGATAGATAAACTTGTAAACAAATATGGGATAGACCCTGAAGCAATTGAATAATGGGAAAGCATTATCTTCTTAATTTATATGGATGCTCGTTTGTTCTTTTGGACGACGAGCGTTGTCTTATTGACCTCTTAGAAAACGCAGCAGCTGCTAGTGGTGCTACTGTGGTTCAGACTATTTCAAAAAAGTTTGATCCACAAGGAGTTACTGTAATTTGTTTGTTGTCAGAAAGTCATATCAGCATTCATACTTGGCCTGAGGAAGGTAAGGCTGCGGTGGATGTTTATACCTGTGGTGATTGCAATCCTAAGATTGGTTGCGATATTATCATTGAACAACTTTATGCTCAAGATCATACTCTAAGTTATATTGAGCGTTAATAAATACACTATATCTGGAGAAGTATATGCTCTCTACACAATATCGTCTTCGACTTGAAGCAATCTGTGAGAAGATTGTACAGAGAGAAGAAGTGACTCTGGAAGATATGATCTGGGCAGAAAAACTTGCTAAAGCAAATAGAACAGCAGGAACTATGCTCAGACAAGCAAGAAGAAAAGCAGAAAATCCTGAAATGAGCGAAGACAGTCTAGATGGATTTTTGAATGCTTTAGATATCGGAGGTATCGGTCACGAATCTAAAGGCATCAAAGGATTTGATAGTGTTGATGATATCGTAGACTTTTTTACTGAAGATAAGCCAGAAGACTGGCGACAAAGAGATTAAGATATAATAAAACTGTATCACATTTTACAAAAGAAAATTGATATATACTTGTGACTGGTCTATAATGACCATACGTTCATCCCTATGGGACGGAAGTAAGCCGACTCGGAACGTTGTCGTTCATTCGCTATTCGCAAATAGCGAACGCAAAAGCCGACTGAAGGAACGCTCTTTAACCTAAAAAACTAAGGAGAAAACCCAATGTCTAAAGTCGTATATCGTGGCGTTGAATACGATACGCAAAAGCGTTTAGAGTATCAACAGCAGATGATGCAACAGCCTCAACAGTATAACGAAACCTATCGTGGTGTTAAGTTTACTAAGGAGGGTCACAAGTGATGAAGAAACTCAATGTACTTCAACTCATCAAAGAGCAGAAGCAAAAAGAGCAACGTCGTCACCAAGCACTGCTTGTAAACGCAGGAGCAGGTAAGTGATTGCTACTATTGCTGGTATTACTTGCGCGTCAGCAGCATTCATTTATCTAATTTATTTTGAAGTTCTATTGCTGAATAAGTAATGGAAAATTACCATTATCACTATGATGATGCTGACAAGGACAGTAGAGGTCCAGCTTGTTATCTTTTAACATATCGTGGATGTCGCTATTGGTCTTGTTATCGTATTCATCTTGTGGAATGGTTTGAAAAAATGTTTAAGTCAGAGGGGTCTTGACGACCCCTCTTTTTTTGTGTATAATTACCTTTGTCGAGGTTAATAAAGATGGATAGAGAAAAGCTTAAGCTAATTGTCAAAAACCTTGAGTCTCTGGTAGAATGTCTAAAGTCAGAAGTTTATTCTGATGTAGATTCATATAAGATGAACTACGAAGAGATTTCACAACACATTACTGATTACGACGAAGTATTTTATGAAGGAGATGACGATGGATATCCCGACTGATGAATTTGAGTTTATGAAACCAGAAGTAAAACTCATCAGTGTTACACCAGACGCAGAGAAGCATATGGCTTACTGTGCGCGGGTAAGTAATCCTGCTAATCAACAAAACGAAAAGTTCTCAGGACTGCTCAAGTATTGTATTCAGCATCAGCACTGGAGTATTTTTGAACAGGCAAGTATGACTGTTGAGATTAATACTACTCGTGGACTGGCAGCACAAATTCTTCGCCACCGTTCATTTACATATCAAGAATTTTCGCAACGGTATGCTGATGCTAATCTTCTAGGTGGTACTATTCCTCTACCAGAACTTCGTCGTCAGGATGATAAGAATCGTCAGAACTCAATCGATGATCTTCCCGACTATCTGAAACTCACTCTCCTTGAAGATATTCGCATTCTGTTTGAGCACTCTCAGAGGGTCTACAATCGCCTTCTAGAGAAGGGAGTGGCAAAGGAGTGTGCTAGGTTTGTACTGCCTCTAGCGACCCCTACACGCCTCTATATGACCGGTTCTGTCCGGTCGTGGATCCACTACATTGATCTTCGTTCGGCACACGGTACACAGAAGGAACATATGGAGATTGCTGAATTGGTACGTTGTATCTTTACTTGCCAGTTCCCTTCTGTATCTGAAGCACTTGGTTGGACTCGTGAAGGATGTTCTGAATGTGTAGATGCCCCTTCAATTACTATTGAATAAATATTGACACATAGAATGGAGGATTAAATTTGGCAACATATCCTGTTATTAATAAGCAAACTGGTGAACAGAAAGAAGTTACTTTAAGTGTTCATGATTGGGATCAGTGGAAAACCGACAATCCAGATTGGGATAGAGATTGGAGTGACCCATCTACGTGCCCTGGATCTGGAGAAGTTGGAGAAGTCTACGATAGGTTAATTAAGAGTAAACCTGGATGGAATGATGTTTTACATCGAGCATCAAAAGTCCCTGGATCCACTGTAAAACCAATTTAATTTAAGAAATGCCAGCAAAAAGAAATTCACCGAAATCTCCAGTACCTTTTGGAATGAGCAACAAGCAAATGAAAAGAAAGAAGCCAATAAACTCAGACTTAATGAGGAAAATTGAACCTCTTACTGAAAATCAAGAGGAACTTTTTCGTTGCTATAAGTTAGATCAAAATCTTGTAGCATATGGATGTGCTGGTACTGGAAAGACTTTTATCACTCTTTACAATGCTTTAAGGGATGTACTTGACGAAAAAACTCCATACGAAAAAATTTATATTGTACGTTCCCTTGTGGCAACTAGGGAGATTGGTTTTCTTCCAGGTGATCATGAGGATAAGTCCTCTCTTTATCAGATTCCATATAAGAATATGGTAAAGTATATGTTTGAGATGCCTTCAGAATCAGATTTTGAAATGCTGTATGGCAATCTTAAGACTCAGGGAACTATTAGTTTTTGGTCTACTTCATTCATTCGTGGCACAACACTTGACAACGCAATCATCATTGTTGATGAATTTCAAAACTTGAATTATCATGAACTTGATAGTATAATTACTCGTGTAGGTGAGAATAGTAAGATTATGTTCTGTGGTGATGCCACTCAGAGTGATCTTATTAAGACGAATGAAAAGAATGGAATCATTGACTTCATGAAAGTTCTTCGCATTATGCCTTCAATTGATATTATTGAATTTGGAGTTGAAGACATTGTTCGCTCTGGATTGGTGAAAGAATACATCTTGGCAAAAATGGAAATCGGAGTATGAGTTTTATTCATCATAATTATCTGGGTGATATTGAATTAGAGTGTAAAACAACAGAAAGCATCCGTCTCTACGAACTTCCAAGTGGAGATTGGGTGCCTTCTATTACATCTGTTACTTCATTCTACAATCGTCAAATCTTTGTGAAGTGGCGAGAACGTGTTGGTCTTGAAGAAGCAAATCGTATTACAAAGAGAGCAACAGCAAGAGGTACTGACTTTCACCAAGTCTGTCAGGACTATCTGGAAAATAAAGAACTTAACTGGGATGATTATCAACCTCTGACAAAGTTTATGTTTTATCATCTCAAACCAGAACTTGATAAGATAAATAACATACACGCAATCGAAAGGACACTCTACTCTGAATATCTTGGACTGGCTGGTAGAGTAGATTGTATTGCCGAATATGACGGCGAACTCGCAGTCATTGACTTTAAAACATCAGACAAGATTAAACCAGAAGAATGGATTGAAAACTATTTTGTTCAAGAAACATTTTATGCTGCTGCGTACTACGAACTAACTGGCAAGGTAGTTAAAAAACTTATCACCTTGATGGTCACTCCTGGAGGAGAAGTCAAAGTATTTGACAAAAGAAATAAAGGGGATTATATTAAACTATTAGTTCGCTACATTAAAGAATTTGTACATCACAATATTAGGTCAGATGGAGAATGAATTAGAAAAAGTTCTAGAAAGTAAATTCTTTTGCCCATCTCGATTTGCTCAAGAGATTGAATCTCTAGTGCAAACAAATCCAGAAATGAACTACATTGATGCCATTGTTCACTTCTGTGAGCAAAATAGTATCGATGTAGAATCAGTTCCCAAACTTATTTCGAAACCTCTGAAGGAAAAGATTAAGTACGAAGCAATGGAATTAAACTTTCTCAAGAGGAGTTCGAGAGCAAGATTACCACTTTGATGAATGATGCCCGTTGATGCTTATCGTTGTTATCTGTCTTTAAAAAATCACTTCACTAAAGACAGTTATGATTATCACAAATATTGTGGTAAGAGTCGTGCGACCGTACAATCTTTCTACAAACGTAAAGATCGTTTTTGGTTTGAGAAAGTTTCACGACAAAAGACTGACCAAGAAATAGTTGAGTTCTTTGTATCTAACTTCATCACCTGTACTGATCCCAATAAACTTTGGATTGGTGAAATGATGAGAGAAGGTGAAGGTAGATATGAGGCTTGGAAGAAAAGAAATCAATCACTTTCATATGTTTTCAGAGAAGAAACTCAAAGTTTATTTGAAAACCAGAAGGTAGATGATATTTTTGATTGTTCAAAAGGTCATCCACCCATTCTTAAAAAATTCCTGAGCGGGAAAATTAGCCCCGAAACACTAGTCATTTATGATAAGATCTTCCTGTTCGGGAAAGATTTTGATAGGAAACTTCAAGACCCAGTGTGGGAAACCGTCAGTCGAAAACTAAAAAAGTACAGTCCATTCCTAAATATTGATGTACAGCGTTATCGCAAACTATTAAAGGAAATTATTCTAGGAGAAAAATGAGTTTCTTCAGTTCTGAAGTTGTCCGCGCAGAGATGACTGAAATTGGTGAAATGCAAGAAGATGTTTATAAAAACGTCTTTAAATTTCCCACTATGTCAAAGGAAGAAAAACTAGAGCATGTTAAACTTCTAGAAAAACTTCTTGACAAACAAAAAGTTCTTTATACTCGCTTGAGTCTTTCTGATGACCCAGAAGCGATTAAGATGAAAGAACGTATTGCTGAGTCTGCTTCGATGATGGGTCTTCCATCAAATGTCGATATGAATGTGATCTTCAACAATATGTCTAGTATGCTGGATGTGATGAAGCAGCAGATTGACAAAACAGGTTCTGACCTGTAGAATAACGAAGTACACACAAGCCAAATCCGTACAATCCGAGGTAATCCTAATGTCTTTTGCTGACCTTAAAAAACAATCTTCTCTTGGTTCACTGACTTCCAAACTGGTAAAGGAAGTAGAGAAGATGAGCAATACTTCTGGCGGCGCTGATGAGCGTCTCTGGAAACCCGAAATGGACAAGACTGGTAATGGTTTTGCAGTCATCCGTTTCCTTCCTGCCCCTGAGAACGAAGAACTTCCCTGGGCAAAACTTTATACTCACGCCTTCCAAGGTCCTGGTGGTTGGTATATTGAGAACTCTCTGACTACTCTTGGTCAGAAAGATCCTGTGTCTGAGCATAACCGCGAACTTTGGAACAGTGGTAGTGATAAAGATAAAGAAACTGTGCGTAAGCAGAAGCGTAAACTGTCTTACTACAGCAACATCTATGTTGTGAAGGATCCTGCGAATCCTTCTAACGAAGGTAAAGTCTTCCTCTTCAAGTATGGTAAGAAGATCTTTGATAAGATTATGGAAGCAATGCAACCTGAGTTTGAAGATGAAACTCCTATCAATCCCTTTGA